ACGCAACCATGGGCGTGAATTACGCCATTGCCATGCAACCGGGCAACAAGGCGTACTACGTCCAGGCCGACGCCACCAGCTTCGACGCCCAGATGGCCGAGCTGCAATCGCTGGAATCCCAGATGTCCACGCTAGGCGTCACCAAACTGTTCGGCCAGAAGTTTGTAGCCGAGTCTGCCGAGGCCAAGCGCATCGACCAAGCCCAATCCAACTCGGTCCTATCGATCATCAGCCAAGAACTGGAGTCCGCCCTCAACCAGGCCTTCGCCTTCGCGGCCCAGTACGTGGGCATGGAACCTCCCGAGATCACAATCGACCGCGACTTCGACTATTACCGCCTGATCGGTCAAGACGTCGCTGTTCTGAGTCAACTCAACGAAGCAGGCAAGATCAGCGATGCCATGTTGCTGGAAATCCTGCGCCGGGGCGAAGTCCTCCCCGACAACATCAGCATCGAAGACGAACTGGAGGCCAGCACCACAAACGCACTGGCATTACCGGAAGCCGCCGAAAACACCGGCGACGAGGACATGAAAGAACGCGCCGAGATGAACCCCGACCGCGTTGACCGTCTGATTGAACTGCTGTCTCGCTAATGGCCACCAAAACCGAGCAGCTCACCCTTGCTCAAGTCACAGCCCTGGTGCGCCTAACTCAACGAGTCGAGGCGTTCAATACGATCCACTCCGGCACGACACCGCCGGATGCCACGACGGGCACAGTAGGCGATTGGTTTATCCAAACGGACCCGTTAACGATTTACGGCCCCAAAACCAACAACGGCTGGGGCAGCGGCGTGGAACTGGCGACCCGCACCCAGCTCACAGGCTTAACGGTAGGTGGCGGCTTACCGGGAAGCGGTAGCGGCAGCGGTGCAACCATTGCGATCGGCACTGTAACAACTGGTGCGCCAGGCACAGACGCCACTGTTACAAATGCGGGTACAAGCACTGCTGCGGTATTTAATTTTGTAATTCCCCAGGGCAACACAGGCAGCACAGGCAGCACCGGAGCCACAGGTCCGCAAGGCCCTACAGGAGCGGCAGGTTCACAAGGCCCTACAGGAGCGACAGGAGCGACAGGTGCACAGGGATCCCAGGGTGAAACCGGCCCGCAAGGTCTACAAGGTATTCCGGGTGTGCAGGGCGCAACAGGCCCGCAAGGTTCTCAAGGCGAGCAAGGACTTCAAGGTATCACTGGCGCAACCGGGCCAACAGGTGAAACAGGCCCTCAAGGCCCGCAAGGCACTGCCGGGACAGCAGCAACAATCACGATTGGCGCTGTTAACACAGGTAGCGCCGGCTCCAGTGTTGTAGTAACAAACAGTGGCACGAGCGCAGCTGCCGTGCTGAATTTTACGATCCCCAGAGGTGACCAAGGCGATCCGGCTTCAACCAACGATGGAACCTACTGATTCTTTTCTTGTAAACTAAGACTGTCCAAGTAGTACAACATCGTGCCAGAAGACCAGAACGCACCAGTAGTTCCCGTGGAGCCTGGTGCCCCCCAGCCTGTGGCTGAGAGTTCCGACTTGGCCAGTCAACTTGAAGCTCTTCGTGCGAAAAACCAAGAGTTAATCGCCGAGCGCCGCAAGGACCGCGAAAACCGCGAAACCCTACAGAAGCAGCTCGACGAAATCCGCGCTGCCCAAGAACAAGCCAAAACCACAAAACTGGCCGAATCCGGCGAGTACAAAACTTTGTGGGAAGAGGCCCAGCAAACTGTTTCTGAACTCAAGCAACAGCTTTCCGCCAAAGAAAGCGAAGTCGATCAGATCAAACAAGGTTTCACACAAGAGCAGCTGAAGTCCTCGGCCATCGCCCAACTGTCACAAGCTGGTGCATTAGCACCCGATCAGCTGTATCGTTTATTGCAGGAGAACCTACGCACCAAAGAAGGACAGCCTGTGGCTGTTGTCGGCGGCGTCGAAGTTCCGGTAGGCGAATATATCGCCAACCTCAAAAATCCAGGCAGTGGTTACGAGCATCATTTCGCCGCCACGAACCGCGCTGGTATGGGTGTCCCGGGTAGTGCCCGCGCCACCGCGCTTCCCGGCCAAACCAACCCCTGGCTAAAGGATTCCTGGAACATCACTCAACAAATGATGATGCTCGCCAAGGATCCCGACAAAGCCCGGCTGTTGAAATCAGAGGCTGGAGCACGATAGCCCCTGTGGGGCAACTCCCGTAAACCCATTAGGAGTCCACAATGACTGCTGTTTCTGAAAATTATTCCGGCGGTACATTTCTGTCGGATCTTGTCGCACGGCCCGAGTTTCTCGCTTATACCAGCGAGGGCATCTTCGAGCAATCGAAGTGGATCCAAAGCGGCATCGTGCAACGCAACGCTGCTCTGGACGCCCGTAGCGGCGGCACCCGCGTGCGCGTGCCCTTCTTCGACCCCATCAACCCCAGCGAAGAGCAAATCCTCTCCTCGGCGGCCTGGGGCACCTCTGGCGCCGGCTACCTGACTCCTCAAAAGTCAACTGCCGACGAGCAGATTATGACCATTCTGCACCGTGGCTTTGCCTACGCCGCAGACGACCTCAGCCAACTGGGCTCTGGCGCTGATCCTTTGGCTCACGTCCGTAACCAGCTGACTGCCGCCATCAACAAGCTGAAGACCACCACCCTCGCATCCCAACTGCTGGGTCTGTTTGGTCCCATCGCTGGTACTGGCGTTCTTGGCCCCAACCAACTGGATGCCACCGGTGGCGCGTCTCCTACCGACACCAACTATCTGAACGTAGCCAATGTGGTGTCGGCCAAGAACAAGCTGGGCGAGCGCGGTGACGAGCTTGACTCGATCGCCATGCACTCCGCCGTTGCTTACTACCTGCAGCAAGTGGGGATGCTGACTTTCAGCACTTCTGCTCTTGCAGCCGCAGGTGCCGTGACCTGGGGCGGTGGTGGTGTGGGTATCACCCAGACTGAGGTGGCCTACTTCGCGGGTCTCCGCGTGGTAATCGACGATCAGCTGACCTTCTTGGCCAGCGGCACCGCCACCCACAAGCGCAAGTACCCCGTGTACCTGTTCAAATCTGGCGTGGTGAGCGAGGGCATCCAACAGGATCTGCGCTTGGCTGCCGACCGCAACATCCTGTCTATGCAGGATGTGCTTGCTGTGGACTACCACTATGGTTTCCACATCACTGGCACCAAGTGGGCCAGCGGCACCGACAACCCCACCAACGCCAACCTGACCACCATCGGCAACTGGAACCTTGTGTTCGCCACCACCAAAATGGTGCCCATCTGCCGCCTGCTGGTCAACACCCCGTTCGATACCACTGCCTACTGATCGGCACTGGTCAAACAAAAGGGGCTCTTCGGAGCCCCCTTTTTTATGTCAATCAATCCCCAACCGCAACTTCTCTTGGCGCTCAAACACATACTTTGAGTCAACGACCATTTTGTACGACTGCAAAATCAGCTGATTAACCAGCACATACGAAACCTCCAGTCTCTCGCAGATTTCAGGCACAGTCGCACCCGATTCCCGCAACTGTCGAATCTCTTTAGCCACCGCAGCCCATTCCCGAGGCTTATTGGGATCTGGAGCAACCACCTCCTTAACTTCTAGGCTGACACCAGCAGAAGCAGCTTTACGCGCAGTCATGAAAACAGTTCGGCTTTTCGTATTACAGGATAGCCTCCGCTCCTTCATTGATGTCCCTTACGGCGAACACGCCGAAGCCCACGCCGACCTGGAGCTATCCGGCATACAGGTCTATCACGCTGTAATTCTTAACAATTCCCCCAGAACAAGGAAATCCAAGACTGACGCTAGACTCAAACAAAGGATGTATTAAGCCGTGGCCGCCACCATTGATGCAACGCTGGCTGGGGCCTCAGCCAATTCGTATGTGACGCTGGCGGCTGCCAACACCTATTTCGAGACAGTTCCAAATTCGTCCACTTGGACTGACAAAACTGACGACCAAAAGAACCGCGCCCTGATCTCCTCCACCCGTTGGATCAATGCCCTGAGTTTTTACGGCGACCGCTGCACGGAAACCCAAGCCTTGAAGTGGCCCCGCGACGAGTACAAAGTTGACGGCATCGACCTGTCCTGCACCCTGATCCCGGATGATATCAAGGTCGCTACCTATGAACTAGCACGGGCCTTCGCCAACGACACCGACGCCATCACCAGCACCACCGGCACAACTGGTATTCCCGACGAAGTGGAGCTAGGCGAACTTCGCGTCAAGTACAACAAAACTTCACAAACCAGCGGCGTCATCAACAACGTTTTTGACGTCTACCCATGGCTCCAGACCTACCTCGGCCCTTACTGCATGGGTGGCGCAGCCAACTACGCCGTCCGTCTATTCCGAGGCTGACATGAGCCTAATTGACGACACTTTTGCCTCAATCCCTGCCGGCATCCTTGCCGACTGGGGCCAAACCATCACGTACATCAAAACTACTACACCTCGCACCTACGATCCCACCACCGGAAACGTCACTGGCGCCGACACCAATGTCACCCTGAAAGGCGTGATTACGCGCCTTACGCCCCGCGAATCAGAAGGTCTATACCAAACCACCGATCTCAAAGTCATTATCGGCAACAGCGAGCTTGGAACGTACTACCCAACCGAGGCTGACCGCATCCAATACACCCAAGCTGGCGCCACCCGCGAAGCCAAGATCATCGCCATCACCAGCTACCGAGGCGACAACCCAGTCCTCCACACCCTCATAGCGAGGCCGCAGTAATGGCGCGACGCATTGGTAGAGCTAGAAATGACATCCGCAACCTCGGCCCCGACGCACTGAATGCAATTAACCAGGCTTGCAGGCACGCTGCGGTCGAAATAATGAACGACCTCGGCCGCTTAGGTCCGGCCTACACCGGTAATTTTCGCGACAGTTGGATTGCTATTCCAGTCGGTAAGGGTGCTTCTGGCACGGCAGGCGGCGACTACCCATACCAGATTTCAGACGTACCCAACCTTTCGTTGACCCGCCGCGAAGTCGGACGTGTCACGAAATTCACCATCGAAAACACGCAACCATACGCCGCGTATGCACTAGATCTACAAGAGGGACGTTTCTACCCACCCGACGAGTTTGGTCCTATTAAAAAGCCGGTAAACGAAGGTAATCGTGCGCCTGGATTAACAAAACGGGGTGATGTTACAACGGGTGACGGAGAAGCAAAAAGCACCGCCAAACTGGACTGGTATGTAACTTACACAGAAGGAGGCGGTATGCAGAAAGCATTAGCTGCCGGCGTCAAACTCGGGTTCAAAGCATGAACTACCAAGCAATTCGGGCATCAATCGAAAACCCGCTGCTAGCAGCATTTGGCGCACTGGTGCCTGCTGTTCCGGTCTTTTTTGACAACATCACAGCGGTTCCAGCAAACACGACCACGGAGTACGTCCGAGTCAACATCACGTTCGGTATTACAAATGAACCCACGCTAACCAGCAGTGTGGACAATGCCCGTGGTGCCCTCATCATCCGCATTTTTACGGAAAAAGGACGAGGTCCCGCTCGTAATCAAACGTTGTTGACGACCGCCGTCAATGTGCTCGAAACACTGAACAGCACCGCCAAACCAGCCACTGGAACATTTATGCGTCTCGGTGAAATCAACGGACCCACATTTTCTTCTACTGAAGAAAGCCCCCATTTCGTGGGTCGAATTGACACCAGTTGGGTGGCAACAGTCCTCAGCTAAAGACTGTTGCTATTCTGTTATAAGCCGGGCAGTGCCCGCCCCACTGTCCATCCCTTTGGTAAGTCCTTATGGCCACCACTGTTCTGTCCGGCACGTCCGGCGCTCTGTATTACAAGCCCGCCGGCACTACCGGTGGTTTCGGTGAAGCTGGCGTCAACGTCGGCACTGACACCATCACGATCGAGCCCTACCTTAATTTGAAGGCTGGTGATCCGGTTGTTTTCAGCATCGTCAACACCCAAACAGGCGGCGCCGGCTCCGGCACCTTGCCTGCTGGTATCGCGGCTGCTACCACCTACTTTGTACTGACCTACACCGCCGCCACTGGTGCGCTGACCGTATCAGCAACGCTTGGCGGCAGCATTCTTAACATTACCGATGACGGCACCGCTGTCGCCCCGAACGAGTTCCAGGTTGCCTATGCAGCCTTTGCTGCAGTAGGCCAGGTCCGCGATTGGAGCTTTGAGATCACCCGCGCCGAGATCGACGTCACCACGATCGGTCAAACCCCCGGCCAGTATGTGCCCTTCCGTAACTTCATCGCCGGTTTTGCCGATGGCTCTGGCACCGCCACGGTCTACATGACCAACGAGGACGCCGCGCTATCCAACCGGATGATCGAGGACGTGCTCCAGCGTCAGCAAACCGGCGCCGCCTTCAAGCTGTACACCGATCAGGTGTTTAGTGGTGGCACGCTGAGCGAATCGCTTAGCCGTTCGATCGCCTTCGATGCAGTGCTGACCTCGGCCAGCCTGAACATCAACCCGGACGACGCCCAATCGGTGACTGTCAACTTCCGCCCCTCGGCGACCCCCACCTTCG